GGCTGATCGAGACGCTTATCTCCCCGTCGCCAGAAACTCGCAACGTAGGTGTGCTTTACAAGGCAGCGGCTACCGGCACGGGGGCTAAGGTTGTAGCTAACGCATTCGGCCCATACGGTAAGTTCTCGACCAACCGCCCCGGTGTGGCGCGTAACGCCGCACAGTTTTACCAAACCGCGAAAGAAGGTTTCCTCAACGGTGTGTATCGGTTTGTCGATTTGCAAACTCTAGTCGATGTTGCTAAGGATAAGATCCCACAAGCACAGAAAGTAATAGACGCAATTCGGGCGAAGGCACGCTATCAGGACCAAGCGATGGATGCGTTAAAGCCCGTAGTTAGCAAAGCTGCTAACTGGGCCAAGTCCGTACCTGCTGAAACCTACGACCGCTTCAATAAGGTGGTATACGGCAGCACCCTGTCCCAAGTCGATCCGTCTAAATCACGGGACACGTACGACGGCGACAAAGAGAAACTAAAAGAGTACGACCGCATCAAGGCCGACTACAATTTGCTTGGTAAGGAAGGACAAGAAACCTACAAGATGATGCGTAATGCGTACCGGGAGTTGTACAAGAAGATCCAAGATGAAATCGGCAACCGTATTGATGACGTTGTTAGCGACCCCGACACTGCTAAAAAACTTAAAGAGAACATCTTCAAGAAGCTGGTTAAGCGGGGTGGGCTTGAGCCTTACTTCCCACTAGTACGTAAGGGTAAATACCGGCTGTCGTATAACGCGCCCGATGGAGAAATGTACATTGAGCATTTCGAGAACAAGGCCGACCGCACGGATGCTATTGAAGAGCTAAAGAAACAGGGTGCTACAGAAATCACTCCATTTAGCAACATATCCGAAAAGACGTACAGGAAAGCCCCGCCGACTTCATTCGTCAATCAGATCCTTACGACGATGGAAGCCAAGAAAGTTGATCCTACTGTCATCGACAGCGTGATTGACATGTATCTAAATACGTTGCCGGAAACGTCATTTGCCCGGGCGTTCCATACTCGGCAAGGTACTCTTGGTTTTAGGCAAGATGCGATTGCGGACATGCAAGAAAAGGTGTTCAGTACCTCCGCACAGATTGCCAATATTAAGTACGCTTCTATTCTCGGCAAACTTGATACTGAACTAAACGAGGCAATCAAGACCAAACGTAGCGATGAAGGTGCGGTGTACTTGGGCCAGAAACTTCGGGAGCACATCTCCGAAAGCATGAACCCGACTCAGTTGTCTACCACCTCACGGTTTGCGGCTACTGCAACTTACGCATACACCCTCGGATTCAACATATCGTCCGCACTTGTGCAGACCGCGCAGCTACCGATTGTTGTATATACCAACTTTGCTAGTCGCTACGGACCAGCTAGCACAACCGTCGAGATGACCAAGGCAATAGCTACCTTCTTATCCACAGGGTTTACCCGTAAGGTAAGCACCACGGTGCCATTGAATGGTTCGACGCTTAAAGAAGGTGAGAAGGGCGAGTCGATTACAGTTCGTGGGTTGCCTTCTTTGGATAACGTGGACTTCGACAAGGTTCCAAAAGGTTCCAAGCTCAAATCTCTTGAGACGCTGGCTAAGGTTGCACGTAGTCAAAATGCTCTAGCACGTTCTGGCTTGTACGATATTTTTGATGCGGGTCGCTCTGACGGGGCAGTTGCACGTGCGTCTGGTCTAGCTGGTCTGCCGTTCCATATGATGGAGCGATTCAATCGGCAGGTGTCGATGATCACCGCGTACAACCTAGAGTTGAAGCGGCTTAAGTCCGACAAGGCTACCGATGCCGAGAAGAAAATGTCTCAGCAGGAAAAGGAAGAATTTGCAGCTAACAACGCAATCTATCTGACTGACTTTACCAACGGTGGCACAGGGCAAGAGACTGCATCACTGCTGTCCCGGCAAAGTGAAATCGGCCACATTACAACAATGTACAAACGCTATGGCGCGTCCATGTACAGGTACTTGTTCAAGACAATGCAGACCGCTTATGCGGATGCAGATCCCGAAGAACGTGCAATTGCCCAGAAGCAGATCGTAGGTCTTGTCGGTATGTCCGCGTTGTTAGCTGGTGTGCAGGGGGTCCCGATGTTTGACATTGCCGCTGCCGCTTATAACACGCTCTGGAAAGGTGACGATGAGGATGATTTTGAAACGAGGGTCCGTAAAGCTATCGGTGAGTCTTACTACAAGGGGCTGCTTACTTACCTGACGGGTTCCGAGATCGGTTCGCGGATTGGCTTTAACGGATTGATCTACCGCCATCCTCGGTTTGCTCAGTGGTCCGATGATCCTATTAAAGCAGCGGTTGAGAGTCTGGGCGGTCCAGTTTTTGGCGTTGCCCAACGTATCTTTGATGGTGCTAAGAAAGTATCGGAAGGGGAAGTTGAACGGGGTATTGAGCAAATGGCCCCGGCTTTTTTGTCTAACTTCCTAAAAGCTAACCGTTATGATACGGAAGGTTTCAAGACTATGCGCGGTGACGAGGTAACCTCAAAAGCAAATGGGTACGAGGTTGCCATGCAGATGATGGGCTTTGCACCTCAACGCTACATTGAGCAGATCCAGCAAAACACCACGCTCAAAGCTAAAGACAAGTACGTCACAGAACAGAAGACGAAACTGTTGGGGCAGCTATATGTGGCAATGCGTGAAGGTGATAACCGTGAATATGACGAGGTGCTGGATAAGCTACGCAAACTCGGTGATAAGTATCCCGGTCTTGTTACTGCTGACACAATTATTGAGTCGCTAAAGGCCCACGCCAAGACTTCGGCTGAGATGTATCGCGGTATTACTTTAAGTAAGGCAATGCGTGCCGAGCTTATGGAAGATGCTTCGGAGTACAGCTTCTCTGATGACGAGCTAGAGGACTAGGCAAAAAAATCCCCCGAGGGCGTTGCCGCACACTGTCGGGGGAAAATACCTTTCAGGAGACACACGAACAGGTTTCACTGTATCACAGTTTTCTCCAGACGCGAACCCCTAAAATTTTGCTCTCGACCCGACGCCGCGTCTCTACTTCCCACCCCTTACGTTTGGCGATATCAAGGATCTGCTCCTTGAGCTTCACGTGATTGATTGCTGGTACGAAAATAGACGATCCAACAATAAACTTACCCCATTCGACCTTGATAACAAGGCCGTCCGGGTCTAAATCGTCAAGCCAAAATCTACCCTGCGTCACTGCCACCATCCATAAACGGGCAAAGTAAGGTCAACACGTCTGCTGCTGGCATGTTCATATGAGTGCCTCTGCCTAGCCGGATCTTCTCCCTTTTGAGCTTGGTTCGGCCAGACTTCAACGCCTCGATGGTATTAGAGTAATCAATCTGCTGCTTGCTACACCACATCTTGAACGGCTTCGGTAGCAGGTACAGCTTCTTAATGTCGTACTCATAACGAGCGACTAACTGCATCCTCGGCGTAGCATCCGGTAGGATCAGGTGATCTAACCCGGTTGACTGTTTACGTGCGTCGTCCGTGCTCTTGATGCGAAGGATGTTGTTGTAGTTCTCGGCCATGTAGTCGGACAGTAACTGCTCCGCGCCCATCTTGAAGTCAAGATTGTTTTCTTTGGACTTAGCCAACTCACTAAGGATGAACTTGGTCAACGCCTTAATGTCATAGTTGATCAGCCCCGCCTTACGGGCAATGATTGCACCAGCGATAGTACATGCACAGATAGATGACCAGAACCGCTCATCTGCTTGTAGGTTTGCCGCTTCATCAATCTTCTTGCGGACAAGCGCCAGCACTTCCTTGCATTGCTCTACGTTGTTAAGCATGTACTGCGCGAAGACTGGACCCGCGTGACCGAAGTTGTTCTGGATACCTGCGTAGAAGTTGTCCTGCTCTTCCTTGGTTAGCTTGGGCAAATCATCCGGTACATGTATCTCAATAATCCGTAAGGCTTCCGCTTTCGGCAACGCCTTGAACAATCCGATTCGCTGAATCATGCTTGTGTTGCCGGTGCTAACAGCTATTAGCTTCCAAGGTTTGCCGCGATGCCGCTCCTTGTTTCCGCTAGAAGACATGCGGTTTTTCTGCATCCCACTCGGCACAGCATAAGCGTAGGAACTCAAGTCGGCTGGAGATGTATTAGTCATCTCATCCATAAGGAACGCTAGGTTCTTGTAGACCTCGGCCCTGTTCATCTTAGAGTTAAAGGTGTCTTTGTCATCTAAGACAACCCGCATGGGATCACCCCAAAGGGACGCTGCTAAGTACAAACCTGTACTCTTACCCTTGCCTGATTCGCCCGTGAAGTGGAAAGTTCCCCCATTATGTGCGGTCAACTCCATGAGGAGTGAGCCGAATCCAGTGCAGAACATGAATTGATGCAACACGTACTCGGGTTTGTTCCAGACTTCCGCTAACTCCTTCCACTTCTCTAGTGAACCTTCTGGCTGAAATAGCGGTACTAGTCCAGCGGTCGCTACAGATGGGGGGCTGATATCAATCCGGTCTGGAAATATCTCTATCGAGCCGACAACAAATGACTGCAAAGGATTATCCTTGTCTCCGACCCATCCAAATTGTCTTCTAGCTTCGTAAGCAACTGCTGTGTTTTGCAACTGATTTACCCATGCGGTTGTGTAGTGCATAAGATGCTCCGGGTTAATGACAGCGACGCCGGTTAACGACATCACCTTTCTGAATTCGTCACGTGACGTGACGGACGTTAGTGGTACGGTAAAGTCCCGTATCCCATCTTTTGGTAGATGCAAGCGCATCATTACGGACTCGCCAGCTTCTGGATCTTTGATCCTACGCATTACGTACAGGTCGTTGTGGTAGACCAAGACCTCCTTGGGGTCACCATCCTTGTCCTTGTCTCTTCGGTAAATACCACCGCTAGCCCCACGGAAATAGGGGAACGGGTACTTTGGAATCGTGATACTTTCCGCGCTCTTTGTCTGTACTACGTTATCTTCTTCGTCGGCTTCTTTGACTTCTCGGCCAAGCACAATCGGTGACTTGATCTGCTTCCAGTGCTGGCAGTCCTCGCATACACCCGGGTTGAGTGTGTTAAAAGTTTCGCAGGTGTAAGGGCCGTGTATCTTGTTGGCCTTCTCTTCGGTCTCTTCGGAATTATATTGAGGGTGCTTGCTGGATATCTTGTGGATAGCTATGTCCCGATCCATGCAATGTGCCGCGATTGACAAACCCGCCCTCCACAGCGGTTCCGGCGTTGTATCTTGTTCTGTCGCAACTTTCTTGATCTGAGCACACCCGTTGCCCTGGCCGCTTTTTATCAGGATGGTCTTAAACTTATGCTGATAGTTGCTTATTAAGTTTTGTGTAAGCGGGTCGTATTCCGCTTTAGCTTTGGCGTTTCCTTCCGGCGTAGGTACAGCACCAATGATGTCCTTAAAGTCTTCAAACCGGATCGGGGCTGCGACTTCCCCAACTACCGTAACAACTCTAGGCGTGCCATTTTTGTAGTTATGTGTACCCGGAGTACGTAAGATCCGGGCCGAATCCGATGTGGAAGTTTGGTCTCATTTCATCCCCTGCTTGTTAACTACCTGCTTGAACCGCTTCGCGGCGGCAAGCCATTCGTCAGCCGGGACTTGCTCGGTCAGTCTCCAGTAAATGTGTAAGCCATAGCCAGAATTAACGATGGTTGGTTTGGGTAACTTAACAGCCTTACAGAAAGTCCTGAGTGCAATCAGCGCCTCGGCTTGTGTAGGGAAGTCCTTCTTGGGGCCATCACCGCAGTCGATGTCTAGGTAAAACGATTTTAAATATTTTGCATTTTCTTGCTTCCGGTTCTTGTCAGTCTCAAACGTAGCTTGCGCGTGATAGGCGTTAAAGCCCTGCGCGTCCAGTCTGAATACTTCATCAACAGCATCATCAAGATTGTCAAACAGCCGCTGGACTCGGGTTACGTTATCCTTCGGACCCTTCAACCCCACTGTGCAATAGAACCCGTCTGATCCTAAGACGGACTCTAGGAATTCCTTCGCTTGCATCTTCGCCCCATACGAAGAAAAAAATAGCGGCTAGGGTACGCATACCCCAACCGCCTCGCCTGAAGACTACGCGATCAATCGTCCCAATCGCCTACGATATCACTCATATCAATAGCTTCCGCTTGGGGAGCGGTACTAGTCTTCTTGCTAACAACCTTCTTCGGTTCCTCGATGATCTCCTCGACTTCCTCAACCTTAGCCTTGGCTTTCGGCTTGGAATCCGGCTTGGCTTCTGGCTCAGGTTCAGCATTGTTGAACAAAGAAGGAGGCGGCTCAGGAATAACCTTGTCCATCTGCGATACGTTGAGCTTTAGATACCGCTGAGTATCAGGAGCGTCCCGCAACTCCAACGCAATATCCAACTCGGCATCTTCTAGCGGACGGACTGGCTTGAACACCAGCTTAGGAGTAGAGCTAACGTCAAACCGCATCTCGGTCACAATACCAATTGCCTTCTCGCCGTGAGCTTTAAGATAACGGGCATACGCTTGCAGGGGCATCTTGCCACCATGCTCCGATGGGTCACCAAAAATACTTGTTGGCGGAAGAGTCAACTGATAGACCTCACGTTTCTCAATTGCACCTTCAAAGACAATAGCAATACGCTGCTGGGGCTTACATGCTTTGCTTTCATTCTGACCCGAACCCTTGATTGCTTGGCGGCAATCCATACAACGAGCAGATTGACGTTGGTCGTCTGGCACTGCGGGGTCAGGGACTTGCGAATCTGAAGACCAGCAAGTGGGCTTCGCTGGCTTGCCTTTGACATACGCTTCGGCGAAGTACATCTTGGAGATGGGGGCGGCGTTAATAATAACTACGTTAACAGCACGCTCCTCATTGACTCGGACTTCCTTGCCGTTGATGACTTCACGGAACAGGTTACCCTCAAGACTCAGGCGACGATTGATGTTGCCAGAATTTACATTGTCAGTGATAGCATCCGCGATATCAGCAAGGCGGGCAGAAGAGCGGCGATTTCCAAATAGGGATAGTTCGTTCATGGTTACCTCAAAGATTTATGTCAACATTATCTTCAGCAAAAAAATCAAGTACAAGCTGTTCCATCTCAGGACTAAGCTCGACCTTGGGCGGGGGTGGGGGCGGCAAGGGATCGGGTTCCGGTACTGACTTCTTAGGTCTAAAGTGGTCGATGATTGCCTCCTTGTCGAACCGATAGGTGTTGCCAATCTTGACATACCTGTCGCCCGGGATCAAACCCGTTCTCACCCAACTACGTACAGTAGTCACCGACACGGTGAGCGTACGTGCTAGATCTTCAATAGGCACAAGCGTCGCGGTCATGCTTTATTTCTCCTTACAGTGATTGAGTATTCAGTCATAGCGTTCAGCCCGGGTGGCAGAAGCTCGGGGTTCTCTTCTAAGAATTGCTTCAAGTTCCCTTGATGGATGCGTTTCTCCAGAAGCTCAGGGCATTGGTGCTCGACGATGAACTTGCCCATTGATTCCCAGTCGTTAGTAAAGTAGGTCTTCTGCGTCGTGCGGTAGAACATGCTCTCTGCCGTCTTCACGGACTCGACGTTATGGTCCTTGCAATGTTGCAGGAGAACCCGCTTAACCTTGTCGGCTTGGTTTTTGATCTTGTCGTCTGCCTCTCTAAATTCAGCAGCTAACTTCTCACGTGCTTCCTTCATCTTGAGGTAGACACGCACTAACCTCTCAGGTGTAAGTTCTCGTTTTGATTCTTCGGGGTGCATGATAGCTCCTTGGTAAAAGGGAAGTGTAGTTTAACAGAGTTCTGCGTGCTACGCAAGTAGATCGTCGTATAAATCTATGATCTTTGCGTGAACGTCTATTTTATTATCTAGTAGCTTATAAACGTGATGCTCAACGGCTGCGCCAGCGAGTTGAACAACTGTCGAAGGATGCCGTTGTCCTGCACGATGGACTCGTGCATTGGCTTGAGCATACGTTTCGAGCGAGGCAGTCGGCCCCCACCACACTACGGTGTTTGCCGCTGTTAGGGTAACCCCATGTGCTGCTGACTGGGGTTGAATGATTAGAACCTTTGGCTCCGGTGTTTCTTGAAACCGCTTGAAGATATCCGTACGTTTGTTCACAGGCACGTCACCTCGGATGATCTCGTTAGTCACACCGTCCGCAGTCAGTTTTTGTGCTACGAGGTCAATTGCATGCTTGAACGGCACGAAGACCAGCACCTTCTGACTTGACTCCTCGATGACTTCCTTGAGCACGTTGTAACGATGCTTGATGTCGAACTCGATGATCTCGCCGTCGTCTGTGTAGACAGCACCACATGCTACTTGTAGCAACTTAGACATTGCCACTGCCGCGTTGACTGCCGTGATCTGCTCGCCGCCAGCCTGAACAATCAGCTTGTCCTTAAGTAGCTTGTAGTATTTCTTTTGTTGTGCGGTCAATTCGACCTGCCGCCGTACGTAGGTCATCTCGGGTAGATCAAGGCAATCTTCTTTACTGAACCGGATCGCCGGTTGCAGTACACGTACCACGATCTGTGTAGCCTCGGGCTTAGGTATCCACCGGAACTGCGAGACCTTCAGAAGCACCATCTCTTTGAATGATGACGCGAAGCGTGGCACACCGGCAGGGTTGATCAGTTTGGCTAGCCCGTATGCATCCGTTGGAGATTGTGCAGCAGGTGTACCCGTTAACATCCACAGCCACGTGCGTGGTCCAACCAAACGATTCAGGCATTTCCAGCGTTTAGTCGAAGTGTTCTTGTATGCATTGGCTTCATCGACAACGATCAGGTCAAACCCACCCCGGTCGATCTCTTGTTCTACAGTCTCGACCCCATCGTAGTTGATGATGACGAACTCGGCGTCGCCGTTGATAATTGCTTTGCGCTTGGTTACGCTACCGTATGCGATGTCTACCGTACGGTGCATGGCAAACTTAAACAGGTCGGATCGCCATGCCGAATCCATAATAGATAAGGGGCAGATCACTAGCACTCGCTTGATTCGGCCAATCTCCATCAGCCAATCAGCAGCCCAGATCACGCTACCCGTCTTGCCCGTGCCTTGCTCGTTCAAGCATAGGGCTTTTGTGTTTAGCGTAAGAAATGATGCCGTTGTCTTCTGATGCTCAAACGGCTTGTACATCCCCGGCCATTTGTACTGCCCCAAGATGGGACTAGGCACGTTACGTATATTTAGTTGGCGCAATGCCCGGGCTTCATCCAGCCCCCAGTTAACTAGCACTCTGTTGTTCCCTATGTCTTTGCTCTTCGGTATCTGACTCGTGACCTTCGTTGGATCACGTAGCTGTAGTATCAAGTGTTTGTTGCTGACGATCTGCATTACTTACCGTTTCGGCTACGATTTTTGTGCGGAGTAGTGAGTCGCAGATTACTTTTGTCGTTGCTACCGCCTTTACTTAACAAAACTTTGTGGTCTATGTCCTTACCCTTGCGGTCGATCCCCTCGGCGTCGTACATCCGACGTGCCTTCTGGCGCTCCATCCGCAGCGGGTGCTCGCCCCGCTCCTTCTGTTGCTCGTACTCTTTCTTGTAGGGGCGTTTCTTATTAACGTAAGGCATGACTAGTTCCTTCCATTGTGGGGGCAAGATAAAACTACGCAGTGGTTACGGCACAGCCCACTCGGCCTCGCGTTCCACACATCGTTGGCGTACGATGCGGCCATCCGCTTGCGGTCTGCAATCCATTTACTCCAGCGAACATCTTGCTGGTCCACGTGGTAGTTATCTTTCAGGAAGGCATTAGCCACTACAAATAACAAACCACCCTTAACCTTCTTAATCTCAGGGAAGTGCTTGAAGATAGCCAAGGCCATTAGTTCAAGCTGACCCCTGTCGGCATACTTCGTTGACTTGCCGGTCTTATAGTCCACCACCCTTGCTTCTGCGTTCTCACGGTCAAGGATGATCAAGTCGGCAATGCCCCGCCACCATACGTTCTCGTCTTTGAACCCACACGGTTGCAGGTCCTCGGTCAAGCCCATCTCGTACTCACACAGCTTCTCTCCCGGCATCCGGTTAAAGTTGTCTAGTACTGACTTCGCATAGTTAAAGTGTGGGGGTAGGGGTATGCCGTCCCTGATGTAAAGCTCGGCTGCTTCATGAAACTGTGACCCGTACAGGGTTGCTTCTGTGGCTGGCTCCTCGTAGTCCTTTACTACTTTAAGGTGATAGAACTTTCTAGGGCACTGCTCGTATGCCTTAATACTACTAAAGGACCACGCGGGTAACGTCACTTAACACTCTCCGTATCTACGGGAAAACCCTACTTCGCAGTTTAGCGGCAGACCTTCTGCCCACGTGGGAGTCCACCGCATACACTCCATGACGTAAGCCATAGCTTCTTGAGCTTGCGCCTCGGGTGCTATACATGCGATGGCATCATGAACTGTCATGACTACACGGTATCTCTTAGCAATTCGCAACATTTGCTCACCGATTATACACCTTGCGACCGCTTGGCACACGTTCTCTATGACCTTGCCGCCGTAGATATATGTGAACCCCTTGCGGGTGCGATACATAAAGGATGGTCCCTTCTCTCCCGGCTCGACCTTCAACTCGTCGTACCGCATCATCAACCCGGAGGGTAATTTGATGGACGTATTAAATACTCTGAGCACCCCTTCTCGACCTAGCTGAGTTTCTTCACCATTGACCATGCCCTTGAGCGTGGCCTGTGCCTGACTCCATAGACCTACGATCTTGTCGTTAGTGGCGCGATACACGTTGATGATGTGCCGTGCCTCGTCCAAGGTAATTTCTGCGCCAGTAGTCTTTAGTGCTGATTGAAACTTAGCCGCACCCATGCCGTAACCTGCACCGAGAATCGTAGTCTTACCAACGAACCGCTCGGACTTCGTGACATCCTCAACTGGCTTGTTATAGATAGCGGAGGCCATGATTTTGTACACGTCCTCGCCATTAGTAAAAGCAGTTAACAGATCATCCTGACCGGCCAGCCACGCCAACGTCCTTGCCTCGATCTGCGAAGAGTCAGAGTCGATCATCACGTACCCTTCAGGTGCAAGGATGCCCCGCTTGATCTTGCCACCATGCTCGCCCCGGCTCGGCAGATTCTGCATGTTGATCTTGTCATCCCCACCCCACCGACCAGTATGGGCAGCATAGTACCGTAGCGGAATCGGCAATGCCCCTCGACTGCTGATCTCTAGGAACCGCTCAGTCCTTGTTTCTTCTAACGTAGACTTAGTGCCTAGCCGTGCAGCTACAAGAGCTTGCACTCGTACGT